GGAGATACGGTAGGATCATACGTTCCTTGTAATGATCGTACTAGTGGATTAATACACAATCCCACACTGTTAAGCAAACCACTTAACGCATTTAGTTGAAGTGGTGTAAATTTACCATTATAACTCATGGCACAAAGACGTTATTACTACCTTGTACGATACTATGACCACAACTATTACCGCTACCAACTTTTAAAACAGGCGCACCTTCACAAATTACTGTAGGGCTAGCAGATGTAGTTTTAGCTTTTTTGTGCTTAGAACCTTTAGGGTGTGGTGTAATTGGACTAACATGTAATCCTACAGGTATTCCATTGCAGAAAACGGTACCTGCACCACGCATGATTGCTCCACCTGCTTGATTTTTGTCCCCTTTTCTGCTTAATGCTGCCATAATATTATCCTAAAATAACCTTCTTTTGTGTTGGTGTGGCAATACCTGTAGTAGCTTCAATATACTTTGATCGTATAGCTGTATCAGTTTCACCATATAACGCAACGTTATTAGTATTTAGTGTAATATTTTTCTCATGATCCGCAGTAAATAAACTTGGAATTAATCCCATGCCTTGTGGTCCTGGGGCAATACTTACAGGATCTTTGACGATAACCTTATTGTCTTGCAGTTGTATTACTTTAGCGACAATTTCCTCGCCACTATTCATTTTAAACGTATAAATCTCATCTAATTCAATATTCACATTAACCTCTGTTTAAGTTGTTCAAATCCACCTACGTATTCATCATTAAGAAAAATTATAGGAACTGTTCTAGCTGTTGGAACTACTTCCAATAAATCTTCTTTAGTCCATCCATCACCAATTTTACGTTCTTCAAACTCAATACCTTTTTGTTTTAATAATGATTTTGCTTGTTCACAATATTGACAATGGTACTTACTCCATACAATTGCTTTCATTTTTTTCCTTTTTATTCAAGTATTGTACTGCGAAATTTTCCATCAAATGATCAATAACTTTGGGAAACTCATTTTCAGGAAACTCACGTCTACCTAAATTTAATATTCTCATTGTTAATACAATATTATCTTTCACATATGGTTGCGTATTATCTCTTCTGTCTGCACTAATTGCAAGTGGGTGATACGCAATATAATTATACTTTGTATCCAAATTGACATTAGTCCAATAACATTTTCCTTCCTGCTTGTTATAAATCTCTATAATATCTTGTGGGCTTAATATAATATCTTTGACAGGTCTTTGACTTATTTTGTTTCTATTCATGCTCCACTTAATACTATTAAGTATCTTTTTAGCAAGTTTTAAATCCATTATATGCCTTATAGTTCAGGCAGTAATTCCTTTTCAACTGTATCACTCATTACGCCAATAACATAACTTGTGCTTTCTGTTTCTTGTAAAGCTGCCTGTTTCTTGTTAACGTTTAAATGCTTGTTAAACCAAGGAATAGGATTGCTCTTAGGATGACTGCCCTGATATTTAATACCGATATCCTTAAGCTTAGAAAAAGCAGTGTAATCCACAAAATCTTTTAATATATCAGCATTTAAACCAATAACAGGTCCCTTCTTAAACAAATAATCTGCCCATAATTTTTCTTCACGTATAACATCTTCATACAGTGCGTATACTTCTTGTTCACATTCAACCTTAGCTTTTGCAAAACGTGGATCTTCTTTGACTACTTGATTAATCATCCATGCTGTCCATTCAGTATGTAATAATTCATCTTGCAATATCAAACTAATAATATTACCATTACCAATAAAGATCTTGTTCTCTACCATCGCTAAACTTGTAGCAAATGATACCATAAAACGAAATGCTTCTAATGCATAACTTGCGTTAAGTGCTAACCAAATTGCTTTAATATGTGTTGATTCAAGGAAAGGAATATAAGGAGCTTCAGAAGTTTCTTTCAAACAATTTAGCTTATGTAACTCATCGTAGTATTTGCCCACACTAGATGCCATATCAATAATTTCTTGTGTATCGTGAATAGTATTGAATACATCTTTTGGTACACCGTAAATATTACGTATAATATGACTATAGCTTTTACTATGAATATTGGTTTCAAAGAATGACCAATTGTTTACTAGTGCTTCTAGTTCAGGCAAACTTACTACAGGAGTAAACACTTGTGATGGTGCACGACCTTGTATACTATCAAGTGCAGTTTGTCGTAACAAGTTACTAGTAAAGATATGTTTAATGGCTTCACTAGCATCTTTCATATCCATTTTATCTTTGGTTAGTGTAACTTCTTCAGGTACCCAAAAAAATCCACGTGCAGTTTCTTCAAACTTTGCAATCTTTGGATATTTGACTTCTTCGAATCTTTGTACAGTAATTGCACCATCCAAAAACATATGACGGTTTAAGTAATCTACTTTTGTTTTTAAGTTATATTGTTCTTTACTCATTTTGTATAATCCACTGTTTGTGTAATTCTCATAACACTTAATTTTGGTGCAATACCTAAACCATTGTTATGATCAAAATTTAATAACACATCAACACCATATTGTGCATATAATTTTGATATTAAAGCATTAATATCATCAACCTCAGATTTTAGCGTAACTACTAATGCTTCAACTGCTGATTCTTTCATTACTCACCTCTAAAATATTTTTTAAGAACGGAAAGTTTATCTTCATAATCTGCAATTAATGCCAATTCTTTTTCAATTGCGTCCATAATATCTGTGTGTTCAGGTATGGCTATTGGGTTATTCAACATAACTTCAATATTCATACAATGCTTTCTAATGTGTGACTCAAAATGTGCGATTGACACACTAATTAATTTTTCTTTCATTTAATATCCTATAATTTGCAAGCTTCACAATCTTCTTCTAAAAATTCTTCTTCAATGGGTGGCGTAAATGGAATAACATTGTCATCTTTTAATGCTGCCTTTGCGCCCATCTTATTAATCAATGAGTAATAATATGTCTTAAGCCCCCAATGTATGCCTAACATCAAATTTTTAGCAACTATGGTAGCAGGTACCTTACCTCCTTCATAATGTGCAGGATTGTAAAACGTGTTCGTACTTATGCTTTGATCAATATATGCTGCTAAAACTGCTGCAGTTTTTAAATAATCCACACAATCTGTTTGTTCCCACATGAGTTGATAACGACCTTTTAATCGTTTGTACTCAGGAACTACCTGCACAAAACTACCTGCTTTGCTTTCCTTAACACTGATCAATTCCATAGGCATTTCAATACCATTTGTACTATTCAGTACTACTGAGCTAGACTCAACAGGTGCAATAGCCATTAACGTTGCGTTACGAATGCCATATTGTTTCATTTTTGCACGTAATGGTTCCCAATCAATACTTGGTGTAAAATCAGTTAAATCATTGACACCTTCTGCTCTACGCTCCCATGGAAAAACACCTTTGCCATAATAAGTATATTGGCTACGGTGGCATGAGCCACGCTCTTGTGCTAGTTCTACACTCATTTCTGTTAAATAAAATGCTTGATGTTCCATCCAACGTTTTACTTCAGCAAGTGCATCAGGTGCACCATAAGAATAATTTCTACGTGCATGCCAATAAGCAAGATTGGTAACACCAACTCCTAATGGTTCGAACTCGCTATTAGCTAGTGCACTTTGTACACTAAGAAAATCTTGGTAACTTAGTAAATTACTTAAACTACGTACAAGCACACGACATGCCTTGCGCATATCCTGTGGTGTTTTAAATGCACCCCAATTAATACTACCTAATGTGCATAGGGCAATCCTGCCATTAGGGTCATCAATTCTTTGGAACGGACGAGTCGGCAGTAGTATTTCTTGACAAAGATTGCTTTGGTATATAGGATCTGTTTTAGTATCAAAAGAGCTTTGTTTAATAACGTTATCAATGTTGACAAAATATATTCTTCCTGTATCTGTTCTTTCTTTTAATATACCATTTTTAAATATTTCTTCAGCAGAGATAACTTTTTTCTTGATATTCTTTGCATGTTCATATTTAACATACAATTTCTCAAATTCAACTATATCTCTGTAATAAGCTTCGTATAAATCAGGTACTTCATGTGGGTCAAACAATGTGATATTTTCATTGTTTTTATATCTGCGCCAAAATAGTTTACTTACAACAATGCTATAATCCATTTGTCGTACACGTGTTTCTTCGGTACCTTGATTATTTTTTAGTACAATAAAATCTTCAAATTGTGCATGCCATATAGGAAGTGTAACCGTACAACTTGCATTACGAATACCACCTTGTGAGCATGAACGAAGGTCAGCAAACCATTTCTTTAAAAATGGTACTAATCCTGTATGTTTAATTTCACCATTGCGAATAGGTGCACCTAATGGACGAATTCTACCGATTTCTAACCCAATACCTGCACGTTTACTCGCATACTTTGCCATCATTTCTCCTGCAGCAAATATGCTATCAAGGGTATCATCACTACTGATAAGAACGCAAGAACTGAACTGTTTAGTAGTAGTCCCAAGCCCAGCAAGCACAGGGGTGGCAAGAGTGAAATGACCATCTGAAGCGCACTCATAATATTCCTTTACTAACTTTAATCTAGTATCTTTTGGTTCATTGTGAAATGCTGTAGCTGCTGCAATAGCATATCTTATTTGTGGAGTTTCATAAATTTTACCTGTAGCACGATTTTGTACAAGATACTTTTCACATAGCTGTTCAATCGCACTATAGGTGTATTTTTGATCTTTATCATGATCTAAAAATAACTCAATCGTATCCCATTCTTGTTCACTATACCACTCCAACAAATCAGGGGTATACATACTTAACTCAACATTACGTTTTATAATATCGTATAAACGTGGTGGTTCATATTTTCCATAGACTTCTTTGCGCAACATAGAAACACGTTGGCGACCTGCTACATATTGGTAGTTAACATGGTTAGTTTCAGGGTTTTCAGTTTCATCAATCAAATCAACCATTGCCTTGAGCAATAGTTTATCAATGGTTTCGGTTGTCATGCCATCGGTAAATTGAATTTGTGCTCTAATTTCAACCATACTTGGGCTAACATTATCGATACCACGGCATCCATTCTGTACCTGACGCTGTATTTTTGCGATATCTAAGGGAACACGAGATCCATCTCGCTTAATTACGTGTATTGTCATATATAAATCCTACTTTATTTTTCTTTTTGCTGAGTCTAGTGAAAGTTGTTTTTTAATCTTGAAATCTTTGAGACAATTATTTAACACAGTGTTAGGCCAATAATTAAGTACATATTTTGCGCTATCGACTAAGACTAAAGGGCATTCTGTACCTTGTTTATCATCTGCGATTACAAGACTTATATCACTGATTTTGCTCATCTCCAAAGTGTATACAATTCCCAATGCTCTAGTCAATAGGCAATACATATTTTCAGATAATAAAGTCCAAGGATCAGGCCAACTTCCTTGATCTAATGGATGTAAATGATAGGTTACTAATGGTGCCATCTGCCACCACGCATCAATAGCAATACATTTATCGGGAATAGAATAGTCGGATATTTTACTTCTTAAATCTTTCCAATCCCGTAAACGTTGTTCAAAAGAGCATTGGAAAATGTTCATAACATTTAATAGTTATTCTCTTATCCAAGCTGCCTGAAAATAATTAAGCACTGACGCTGTACTTTGCCATGTACCACTTATTACAGAACTAATTGCACCGATACTAATATAATCACTTACACCATCTAAGTATAATAAAGTAGATAGATTACTATATCCAAGTAATCCCAATGTTGGTGTGATAGCAACAGTAGGTCCTTGAGCTATCAATGATCCATTCTTATATAAAGCTATACTAAACGATCCACTAGCTACGCCTGAAACAAGCTGAGGTAATAATGAAACATTAATTTGATAATATCCCCCAACAAGTGGTGTAAATCTACCATTAACAGTGTTATAATATGTTCCAATATTATCGGTGGTAGCAGCATAAATTAAATTAGTAGTGCCTGTTGTCAACGATTGTGACACGCTATTAACTGCTCTAAACAATGGACCATTAAGCCCTGTTAATTGTGAACCATTTCCTAAGAAATAATTAGCAGTAATGTTTCCATTTGCGGTAAATCCACTATCTAAATTTAAATTAGTAATGAGAACATTACCACCAACAGTTAATGATCCACTTACTACTGCATTAGAAGTTACAAAATCACCATTAGGGAAAAATTCAGAGACTATTAGTCCACTACCAACGGTAAGATTGGTTAGTTGACCAACTTGAGTAATTACAGTTTGATTAGCGGTTTGTAATTGCCCGTATAAACCATTAGCAGCAATAACAACATTGGCATCAATATTAGCACCAACTGTCATTGAATTGGAGATATTTAAATCTGCTAAAGTTCCAATCGAAGTAATGTTAGGTTGGGCAGCAGTTGTAATAACACCACTGAAGAAATTAGCTGTAACTAAGTTTCCACCATTGACATTATTAGCTACTATATTACCATTGGCTGTTAACGTACCATTAATAATAGCACCTGTATTAGCCACTACAACCACATTGGGCGTACCAATTGCGCTAATGTTAACGTTACCATTGACTGCAGGAATATTAACGCTACTATTACCATTTGCCAATGCACCAACAAAATTAGGTGCAATTACATGTGAACTTACAACTAAATTACCAAATACATTAGCTGTAGTCGCTGTAAAGTTAGCAATATTATTACCATCAACCGTTAAAACAATGTTTGCATCATTAGCTACTGTAACATTACTTGTACCATTTGATAACGGACCGTGTAATGAACCTGCAGTAAGATTACCAACTACCGTTACATTATTTGCAAAGGTTGAATTCGCTGATGTTCCATCTGATTGTATACTTAAAACATCTGCTTGTCCGTAACTAGTAATACCAATCTTACCATTTGAATAAATTAAAACATTGCTATTACCTTCAATAATTGTCGGTGTAGTGACATTTCCAACAAAGGTTGTAGCTGTTACTGTATTTCCAAACGTTGCTCCTGATGCTGTAATATTACCACCAACTGTTAAGTTAGCTGAAATATTACCTGATCCAACCACACCTAACGCACCTATGACATTGGCACCATTAGCTGCAATGACATTTTGTGCTGATAAATTACCTGTAGATGTTATATCACCTACGCTTAATGATGTTAATGTACCAACACTTGTAATATTAGGTTGAGCATTAGTTGTTACTGTACCTGCGGTTGTTGCATCATCAACGTCAATAGAATAAGATCCTGACAATCTTGCTGATGGAATCGTACCACTTGATAGATTACTTGCGTTTAATGCGCTTAATCCGCTACCATTACCTGTGAACACACCTGTATTAGAGGTGAAGTTTGCTGCTGTAACCGTAGAACTATCTAGATTGACACCATTAATGTTTGCGCTTGTGTTGATTGTAATAGAATTTGCGGTGACACTTTCACCTGAAATATAACCTTGTGCAGTAAGATTACCTGTTAGAGCAATACCATCTGAATTTGCCCATACGTTATTGTTACCAACAATAAGATTACCTGCGATATTTGAATTAGAACCATCATTTACAAGTAAGGTTGAAGCTGCACGAATAAACAAGTTTGCAGTAATTGTATTTGAAATAATGTTACCTGCAATATTTGCTTGATTAGCATTTAAGCGATTAGCAAATACTTGTCCACTACCAATTGATACAATGCTATTAGCATCAGCAAAAACTACAAAAGTGTTTTGATCTGTATTAGAAACACGTAAATTACCTGTAAATATTGCATTAGAAAATTCTGAATTAGTATTGACTGTTAAATTGGCACTCTTAATATGACCATTAACATCTAATGTACTATTAGCTTTATCAAAGGTTAAATTTGCGCTAGCATCAAAACCACCTGCGGTATTGAATTGTATTTGTCCTGTTGATCCTGCAATGTTGCTTGTTGAGCCACCTGGGATGGCACTCCAAACCAATGTACCATTACCATTAGTTTGTAAAAAGTATCCGTTGTTGCCCCCACCTACGTGTAAGTTTTCTACATTAGCAATGGTAACATTACCACTTAACTCAATGGGGCTATATTTGGTAAGAATTTCGGTATTGTTTGGGTCAGGGTCCCCTACACGATTGGAATCATTTCCAATAAACAATCTGCGCTCATCGTCTGCCCAACCGAACTCACCCGCACTTAATTGAGGCAAATCAATTAAGTTACCTGTCCTTACTTGGATTTTACTTATTTGGATAATTGACATAGTATATCTTTTATAGTGATATACTTATTTATTCAATTATGCAACGTGTAGGGTTTGTTTTTCCTCAAAGTATTGTTCTAAACGATCCCACATCATTCTGTTGAATCGTTTCCAATCATCACCTTGTAAAATAAATTCCTGATATAATGGTGTTTGGTTGTTGTCAGGTTTAACACACATCATAATAACACCTTGACTAATATTAGTACCATGTACTTCATTATGTGCATTAGCATAAAATACTAACTGAAGAAAATACCCATCAATATATTCACGTTTTTTAGGTTTATTAGATTGTTTAAAGTCAATAATACTAGGAATACCTTTATGTACACCAACACAATCAGTAGTACCTGCATATAATTGTGGATAATATAATGGCACCTCTACACCCCAAAATTCTTGACAATGATTTAATCCACCATGTATAACTTGTTCTGCCATGTGCCAACTATCATGGTGCATGAAATTAGATGACTTAGGTGGTTGTACACCATCTTTAATATATCGTTCTAGATAAGTGTGCATTTTAGTACCACGATTTGCAGCTTCCGTAGTAATTTGCTGTGCTTTTTCTGCACCTACACGTTTTTTCCATTCAAATAATGCACGTTTTTCTTCTTCAGGTTTAGTAGCATCAAGTATGGTTGTTACTGAAGGTAGCTTACCTGCAGGTGTATCATAGTGTCTTTTGCCATCAATGTTGACACGATTAAAAGTGGTATAGTTAAATTTTGGGTTGTACATTATGTTTTAGATTTTATAATAATTTATTAAGAATGTCAACCAATTAGGATAAACTAAACAGTAAAACTTTCGCCACAACCACAACGACTTTTTTCGAGTGGATTGATGAACTCAAATCCTTCGTTTAATCCTTTTTTCTGATAATCTACTTCTAATTCATTGAGATATACATGGTGCTCAGGTTTTGTATAAACGTGTACACCATATGATTCATGTATAGTCATACCAATTTGAACTTGGTCAACATATTCTAGGGTATATGCTAAACCACTGCAGCCTGTGGTTTTTACACCGACTGCGATTCCTATTCCACGCCCACGGTTTTCTAATAATGTTTTAACTTTGTTTGCTGCTACTTCAGTTAACCTAATCATGCTTACATTGATTTTGTTGCTTTTATCGCTTTATCTTTAACAATTTTCGCACTATCATCGGTAGGTAATGCGTCACTGCCTTTATCAAGACCCTTAAAAGAAACTCCTTTATCAAAGTCCGAAATAATATTTTTAATAGGATCATCTTGGATTATGTCATAAAGGTCATCTTTACTGATATGAATACCATCTTTACCCAAAATATTTAGTACTGAATCAACGCTATAATTTTTCTTTGCACCGCTATCTTCTTGTCGTGCACGTAATTGACTAAGAATAGAGGTGATCCTCACACGTAGAGGATCATCCTGCTCAGTATCTTCTTTGACAAATTCACGAAATCGCACGATTAACGCAACTCTCTACCTGCTCCACCTACTTCTTCCTCATCAGGTGCGGGAAGTTCAGGAATTTCTTCTGCTGCGTCCATGTCTGCGCCTAATTCTGCTGCAGGTGCTGCCATTGCAGGTTCGTCACTAACAGGTGCTGCTGCTCCTGCTGCATCAAACCCTGCTGATGCTGCACGTCCTAACAATACATCTTGTGCGCCTACAATCGATGACTTAGCTTGCGCAATTGCATCTTGTAATTGTGTTAATGCTTCGCTAGCACTTTGGCTAAACTGATCTGCACCTTGTGCACTTTGCTCAGTTTGACGCATTTGTTCTTCAATGGCTGCAAGATCTTTTACACGCATATCACTAACACGCTCAACCATTTTCTGCAACTCTTGAATCATATTTTCTGCTGCCATAACATTAGCTGCAGAAGTAACTGTTTCATCTTCTACAACAATATTTGGTTTAACATTTAAGTCAGAAAAATGATTAGATAACATCTGTTCCATCATCAATAGTTTTAAATATGAACTATCTTTGTGACTTTCATGTAACTTGCTTGTTGAACGAACACCTTGCAATAAAGTACGTACTTTGTCAAGCATTGTTTTCGTTGTACGAAAATCTAGCTTATCTAAATCATATTGCATGTTGTAGTGCTCTTTAAGCGCACGATTAGCAACTTTGCTAGCTTTACTTTCGTTTAGTTCTGTTAATCTCATGTTCAAATCCTTTTTGTTGGCAGTCTTTAGCAACTATAATGTATTTATCTAATTCATCTGTAAATTTACTATGTTTGTCAAACACATTTTGTAACTTAATCCAATGTAATATATATTCATCTAACTTTTTCTTCTTCTTGTACTTTTGATACAATTTTTGTTCCAATGATAATCCATCAAGTAAGTTGTCTAACTCATGTACCCTACTAGCTTCATACATCTTAAAATTTTTATGCAAAATAGCATAAGTTATTGCATGTCTTAATTTAACAAACACAAATTCTTTTTCATCACCACGCCTAATTAGGTAATAATTATCAGTTCTTTTTTTGATAAAGTATTCATTAAAAAGTAGATAGCCACCATCCGTATCAACAATAATTCGATTTAAAACTTTTGGTAGTACGATTTCAGCAATATCTGCTAACTTGTCATAGGGTATTTTACGCATCAATTATTTCAAAGTGTATATTTTTATATTCTTTAGAAGTGTTCAATGTACCTGAAAGTATACCTATTTCTTCTAAACCTTTAATCATAGGTACTGCTTCACAATCAGTATATAGTCCTTCTAACTCATTCTCACCCACTTGAAACACACCATTTTGTAGTACATTAAAGGTAAATGACCACATGGGTACCATACCACTGTTCTTATATTTGTTACCAAAAAGGTTTGATAATTTTTTGTGTTCTTTAATAGGTGAAGAAATTTCCTCAGGTTGGGCACGTATGTTTATACATTGTAGTATGGTTTCAAAGTTTGATTGTTGGCTACCTTTTATACCAAGATCATCTTTTCTATCTAATTTTGCTCTACGATGATTTATTCCTGTTTGAGTTATATCGTATAGCGTTACGCACCTTATCTTCATAAGGATATTTAACGCCAATAAAAAAGCCCCGAAAAAATCGGGGCTAGTATGTATAATATATTATTATATATTATGGTTTAGCTAAATGTTGCACCATTTGATACAGCGATATTTGCTGTGAAGCTGCTATTAGCTGCTTGAATACCATTGGTGATAGCTGTGTCTAATGTAGCTGTTGTCCATGCACGTACAGGATAAACAGCAATTGCTAATGTGTCATCTGTAGCATTTGTGTACTGATACAAATGAATGGTAGCTAATTGCTCGATTGACTGAAATACTGCTGTTGCATAGTCAGCAATCTGTGAACCATTACCTGTGACTGTGAAAAACTCAAGAGCAGGACCTTGTGGCTGTACGGGTACACCACTTGTCATTGCATTGACGTTAGCACTATTAGTATAAGCATTACCTGTATCGTCATCATATACTGCTACGGGTAGAAAATCACCATTAACTCTTGTAAAACCTGCCATTTTAAATCTCCTTATTTTTAAAAGCCATAAGCTCTACATTTATTTATCAAAGTTGAAAAAAAATCGGTTTTTAGGTAATTTGTTTTTGATAGTTGGCTAAAGTACTGTCAATATCCGCAGTTATTTGGTTAAACTGCTGTGGATATTTTGTTTTTAACTTGAGCAAAGAATATAAAACAATGTTTGTAAGTTCATCTTCATTATAATAATTAGCACGTACATTAGTTAAAAACTTATTTACGTTGGTTTTATCATAGTCATCAAACGAACCTACATCACTTGTTGCTGAGCCTGTTCTACTTTTTAATAATTGTTGCTTATAAATTAGCTCTAATATTTGTGCTGCTTCTCTTTCTGCTTCATCTTTTTTATTCTCATTGTATAATTTTTCAATCATTTGAATCTGTTGTTTATAAACAGGATCACTTTTACTTGGATCAAATTTTACAATGGTTTTTAGGTAATTAGTAAAGCTACCTGGGTCTTGTTGTTGTTCAAGTATGGCAGACTCTAATAAAGCATATAAATCACTAAACTTACCTTCAGTCATACCACGTGCTTGTCGTTGACGCACTAAGGTTGGCATAGGTGTTGTATAATCAGGTGGTTTACCACGCCTCATATCAGCTTGTGCTCTAGTAGCTGCCGCAGCACGTTTAGCATCATATCCTGCTATAGATGTAGGTGCTGCCTTTAAATTAGGTGTAGGCAACATATCCTGCTTAGTTTTTTGTTGGACTTGACGCTGTTGTGCAGTGGTTTGTGCTATCTTTTTTGGTCCCACACCCATTTGATAACTAGTTGGTTGATCAACCGTAGTAGGAGGTTGATATCCCGCTAATTCACGTGTTTGTTGTGCCCATGTAGGATATGCTTGTAGTGTAGCTTTGATTTTTGCACTAATAGCTGCATTGTCCGTTTGAATTTTAGACGGATCTCTGCGATCAAGTTGTTGTCTAATTGCACTAAAAACTTGATCCAAATCTTCTAGTACAAAATTATTCATCAGAATTCTTCTTTAAACTCTTTGCAAATTTATCGCTATCACGATTTTTAATGGCAACAAGCAATTTACGCTCTAATATTTCAGCTTGTTCAGGAGTGTAATTGCGTTCAATCACTTCTAATAAATGTATAGCACTTGTAATAATACTGTTGGCACGACTTTCAATAATGTGCTTAGTATCACGTGTGCGACTTAACGCTTCTAATTCTTCTAATAAACTGCGAGTCTTTTTTTCCATGATGTAGTATTTATCTAAAATATTACAGTATCATGAAGAAATACCCTTTATTTGCGCTAGCTTAGCCTTTAGATTGGTACTCATACTTGCCGTAGGTACTTTTACAGATTCTTCAACTTTGCTCTCAATAACGTTACTACCTACCTTAATTTGATCTAAAATATTGGATGTTGTAGTTTGTTGAACATCATTGTCTGATTCATCATCATAAATTCTCAACGTATCAACATTAAATCTTAGGTTCACTTTTTGTCCAACCCCACTACTACTACGTGTTTTCATTAATTGTACTTGATATTGACCACGCTCACGCATGTTTCTACTAGTAAAAATACCAAAAACATTGTCAGCAGTGTTAATTTTACTAATACCACCACTGATATGACTATGATCAAACTCAACTTCTTCAACAGCACTACGGTTTAATTGACTAGCTGTTACAAATAATACATTTAATTCTTTAGCAAAATTACGCAATTCTTCAGATACAAATTTATCCTTTGTAAACAAATCACTTGCACTGATTTTAACAGATACAGGCATTAATAAATCCATATAATCAATACACATAAAGTCTAGTTTCTTTTCAGTTTGTACCTGTAACTCTCTACAATATGATCTAATATCATTAATATTACTTTGTGCAGGTAAGTATTTGACAAACAAGCGACCTGACTTTTTCTGTGCCATCTTAATCTTTAACTCTACATCGTCAATATTTTTAAATATTTCCTTGGTAGCAATGTCAGTCATCATACTATCTATACGCCATGAACATAGGTTTTCACTAAGTTCTAAGGTTATATATACACCATTTAAACCTTCACGTACCCAATTAACTGCTAAATTTTGCATGAATAATGATTTACCTGAACCACTTCCACCCAAAAATAACTGTAATTCACCACGATTAAACCCACCATATAGCTTATTATCAAGCACAGGCCATCCCGTACTCATCTGTCCATTGTTTTGTTTAATCGCTAATAAACGTCCTTTTGGGTCATCAAAATAATCTGTACCTAAGTCTTTAGTTAAACTAATCTGTACTGCATCTTTAATAATTTTCTCAACAGGATCATAGTTACCCTTTTCAAGTAACTCTGCGCTCTTTAAAATAGCACGTTCTAGTTCTTGTTTACGTGTGAACTTTTCAAACTCATCAAAAAACCATTCTGTATCTTGTTCACGCAAGTCTGCAATACGTGTTAACTCAACGGACGTTGTTAATTTAATCTTTTCTACATCAGGTATGACATGATACTTATTTGAAAAATCAATCATAAACTTTACCGTGTCTTTTAATTTACGGTCAAAGTTTTCAGGATTCAATATATTCTGAACACGAACAAATAAGTTAGGCTCAGTGATCATCATTGATAGGAAGAATTTCTGTACGTCTGTTGTATATTCCATTATAGTATTTTATCTTTATAAATTTTTATCTTTGCGGCACTTGTTGTTGCATGTTGAATAATACTTAATAATGTTGGAAAACGACCATATTTAATAACAGCATCATTTACATCTTTAACAGTCTTATCCCAATAAGGAGGAATACTAACTGAATAACCAAGTTTTAATGCTGAATCAATACCACTCATACCTGCTTCATCTCGATCAGGCACAAAAATTATTCTTCGTTCCAACTTTGCAAGTAACCATGATTGTTTTTCGGATACTTGATTGGACATTATAGCACATCCACCAATAGCTAAAGCGTCAAATTGCCCTTCTACTAGAATACATACTTGCCACGTTGGATGTTGTGCGTCCATATTAAACACATATCCTGATTGCTGCTCAGAAATATACTTAGGTTTACGATTATCGTAATATCTACTAGTATACCCCACCATTCTATTATTAAGATAATACGGTATAATTACTCTATCACGATCCCTACCTTCTGCATGTGGGGTAATATAAAAATCATAGTCTTGTGGTGTAAACCCACGGTTGTTCAAAAAATCTACATATGGTTGATGTGTACCTATCGTTGGATCTATAGGAATAGCATCTTTGGGTAAAGGTATATCTTTAAATACAATCTCACGTATTTCACGTTTTTGAATAAGTTGCGTTGTATCACGCAATTTCATCGCTTCTATGGCAAGATGCTGTATCTCATCATCGCCCATGCCAATCCATGATAAGAATAATTTAAAATGCGAGGAAAATAATTTACCTGCTGCATAGCCACATTTGAAATTACAATTAAAGCATGAATAGGTTAACTTTTCTTCAGTATGAATTAAACCTCCACGCATCCTTGTATCAGGTCGATGACCACGATGATGACAGCATACCGCATTGGCAGATACCCATCCACCTGATGTACGCTTGGTCTTACGTTGTGACCAAAATTGTAAGGTCTGATTAATGATCGTATTCATGCGCCACAATTATGACACAAAACACTTACGTATTCAACTACTTAGGATTATCTAGCAAGAATTTTAACAACATCACCTTTTAAGTACTGCTGATTTGTTTCAGGTGGTCCACTACCGTAATTTTGAATCGCTAGTCTAACATATGGATGATATCCTGTGATAGTCTCGCCAACTGTTTGAGTTACGCCTGTAGGATAAGGTAAGGCATTGGCATTGCCATAAACAACAGTGTTACCAATACTATAAGCACGTGAAAAGTCTGCAATATTGCTACCTTCTATAGTAATGTTACCACAAAATTCTTCAATGCGATATTGAAGGGTAAGCATTTGCGCATCTTCATTCTTTATTTCACTACTATAATAAGTCTTTGGTTGTGGCTGTGTACTATTGCCACCTTGCATTGCATTACCCTGTGTTGGTCTAGGATGGGTAGGAATAGTTACATCTAATGATGGAAGAACAGCGGGGAATATGCTATCAGTAATAACCAAATCTCCACGTGCAATACCACTTGCATTAGTAAATACTGCAGATCCTGCGGTATCCGTATTAACCCACGGTGTATTGGTTAATTCAATCGTATAGTAGCAATATTGTGGGGGTACTTGATTTACTTCAGATATTGATAATTCTAAATTAAAAATACCTGTAACGGGCAAGTTAGGAGTTAATTGTTTGGTTAATAATAGCTCAGTGCCATTATTGTTTAGAACACGAAAATACAAATACTTTCCTGCCAAATTGATTGGTTTTTGGTCTTGATTAATAAATGCAAATTCAAGCACATTATCAACACCACGATTTAACATTAGTTGTTTAGCATACACTGTACTATATCTCCTTGTTGCAATAGATCCTGCAGAACTTAATAAAACTACATATTGTCTTTGATTATATAAATACATTTGCGTTTGATATGCAGCCACGTTAAAGGTTCCTTTATAGTATATTTATGTCATCAGATTTCTTAAAAAAATTGAGTGCAAACCATCCATTCATAACTGTTTGCGCATATGCAGGACAAGAATACATTGGTGTCATACAAAATCGTGACGATGATGTAACTACTTTTTATGATTACGGAGCAATCATAGAACAAGAACTAAAAAAATTATTTTTAGAACTTGGTGATGTATGGTGGTGGGAAAGTAATCGACTTATACCCATTAACATATTTCTTAAAGATGAATGGTCGCCATTTAAACCCTATCTTAAAACCTTTAATAATAAATCATTAACAATAATACATGGTCCTGCCACTAGTATAAGTGAATTAACCAAAAGACGCATCAAGCGACGAAGTATCACTCTCGTCAAGCGCATGTAATCCCAACTCATCAAGCAAATTCATATGCACTATAACTAAATGTGCATATGCAATACTATGGGATTTCTTAAATGAATATCCGTCATTACCTTGGTCCCATACAGTTAGCGCAACATCTGCCCATGATTTACCAATCAAATGCCGCTTCCCAGGCCGTATCACCGATAAAAACATTGCCATTCTAGGGATTGAATCAATCTCTTGTGGCATTTTAAGCATACTGTCATAATGATCCCCAATATGAATTAGTTTTTGGAAGAATTCTTTTTCCTTTAATCTACTCCATTGTGGATCACGCATTAATTCAGTTAAATGTTCTTCATCACGTACATATTTGTAAATCCATACATTTAAAAAATCTAGTTTAACATAACCACGATTTTCTGCTTCATGATAATTTAGTGCGCTCCAATCATTAATAGGATCATAAGGTATCTCGGTTACGTATACGCCTGTAGGATGCTTACGTAGTTTATTGTTTGATTTAAGGTGTGCAGAAACGTGTCTAATATGTTGCAATATATCATCACGATTTGCAAAATCTATATCAATATCACTTTTGAATTTCATAATTGGTGCTGTACTAATGTGCTTTTAATTTTATTATTAGTGGCTTTTTCACGATATACTTTTATTTTCCATATATCAGGGTTAATATAATCGTAGATAATCTTAACTTGATCATCATTTAACCGTGACAAAAAATCAATGGCAGTATCAGAATTATACAATACCCATGGACTGATCATACCTTGATATATTTTTTGACATAGACGATTTTCATTTAAAAACTTAAATGCGTCTTTAATTTGTATATTTTCATCACGACACATTTCTTCTAATGTGCCCAAACTACGATTTGTGGCATCATCAACATCTTCGGTTTTTAAATAATCGATTAAAAACTTAGAATATTCCTTATCACTACACCATAAATTAATTGGCACTTTATGTGAAATGAGATAATCAATAAAGTAATGAATGTTAATGACGTTAGTGTTTAAACAGTAGGTAGCAAACTGCATGAATGCCATATAGTATGGGCTACGTGTAAAATCAATATAATCTGTCTTTTTAGTTGATGGGTGATGTTTGGTGAAATAAAATTTCCACGCACCATGCGCATAACGATTTACTTGCATGTCACGTTCTAACCACCTACGTTTTGGTTCACAAAGATGCTTAATGAATAATTTTTCTCTGACAAAAACTTTATTACAAAATTCACATGTATTATTTGCCACACTGTTGCTCATACTCTGCTAATTCCTCATCAGTAACATGTTTAGATAAAATTTCAATATCAATTAATTTCATTGATGGAAATAATTGTGCTAATCGATACTTCTTATTTTGCTCAGTAGATAATTGTGTACTTAACTCACGAATAGACACAGTATCTGCAGTATTATATATTTTACTCAAATAATCCGAAAAATCTTTTGATTTACTATTGGTTTTTAATTCACTAATTTTATTGCTTAATTGTGGTATCCATTGGTGAAATTGTTTACCCATATCAGGACTAACTATACATAACATTAACCACTGCAATTTTGGATGACGTTGTACATACTCATTAAACACATGCTTATTGGCAAATTCTTCAGTTGCTAGTACGTAATACTTACCAACCTCACCCTGTTTTTTGATTGAACTAACCCAATGCAACATCATGTAGGGTACAAACTTCTTTTGTTGTTCCTCAGTTAAGCTATCAAAATATCCGTAGTCTTTGCGATCTAATGCGTCGAGTGCGGCAAATAGATCAAAGTCAACATTTTGTAATTTTAAATCAGAATCCTTCATTTGAGCCTAATGATAATGTTAGTAATGTCATTTCTTCCTCGTTACTGACCACATAATAAAATGTTTCTAAGTACATATCTTGAGTCACCCTAAAAGTAGTAACGATTGTTTTACCTGTTTTTTGTTTATACCAATCTCTTGTAGTTTTACAAACTAAAATGAGGTTAGGATCATCTATGCATGCTATCTCAAAGTCTTTTTTAATCCTATGATATTCATGTCTAGGAAGTTCAAACATTAAAATGCCTGTTTATAATCTACAATTTCACTATTACGACTAATTTCTTTAACAAAGTATATACAACGTGGTTTTTCCCCATCATCTATTGGTACACAAAGAAATTGACCGTTCTTTAACCTTGGTGCAAACCAAGTAACATCATGATATATATCAATAATTTCAATGTCAAGAAAGGTTGGTCTAAACCCACTAATAGGATTAAATTGAAATGCTTTAAATCCACGATCATTAATGCTTGTTAGTGGTACAGTTTCAAGATCACCAAACTCAGGTTCGCCAATCAATATTTGCCAATCTAAGGGCATCTTAATTGTTATATCATCAATGCGCAATACAAGCGCAGGACTGTTGAATGATTCTAAAAAGATTAACGGAATAAAAAAATAATCGACTGCGGTAGGATTGCTATTGTCTAGTATAGCAAACCGTAGATCATCAATTTCTTCAGGTAAATTTTCCAAATTAAATTTAACATCATCCAATAATAGTATGTTCATTTATAGTTCAACTTTTCCATTGTAAAAGGATAATTCGCTTCTTTGTAAAATGCTTTTCGCTGTGTCAAATGACGTTTAGAAAATTTACAACTTGAAGTAATATCCCATATTTGCACAAAATCTTTATCTTCAGCTTTGCGCAATCCACGCCCAATACTTTGTATTACACGTACGAAACTCTTACCTGGCTCGATAAAGACTAAATTAAAAATTCTTGGTATGTTAATACCTACTGCTGCTACACCATAGGTTGCAACAATAATTTTCTCATCTTGCACCGCAACCTCTGCATATTCTTCTTTACGTTTTTTATTGCTAGTTGTACCACTGACAAATACTGAATTAGGTAAACGTTTTACTAACTCTTTTCCTGCTGTAATACGATCTACCAATATAAGAGTATTACCACTTTCCTTTATTTTGTCAATAATATTGGCAATTTCATCCAACCTATTATCTTGTTCTAGTAAATATTTCAATTCACTTTGATAATTCTTAAACAGTGAATGATCTTGTAATTGTACTACGTGCACATGGCAGTTTGCCAATACCCCACGATCTTGTAAATCAGTTGCAGCTAGCTTATTAATAACAGGTCCAATACAAGTTAACAATGCCTCTGACGCAAACTTTTCTTTTGGTACTGTTCCTGTTAATCCCCATCGTATAGCTATTTTAGACATAGACCCACTTAACATTGATTTAAGCACATCTGCTTTAGCCATATGGCATTCATCAATAATCAATGCTACCACATCTTCAATAAATTCTTGTATCGTAATGTCACCAACACCATCTTGAGTATTTTTAATAATATTGTTTAAGCTTTGCCAAGTAACAATAGTATGTGTGCGTCCTAATTCTTTTCTGTCTCCAAAATATACACCAACATCTAAGTTTAAATTCTTATAATCTTCTTCAGTTTGTGTTACTAATGACTTGTTTGGGACAATAACCAAGGTCCTACCAAATGCCTCACAACTATGACTTAATGCTGCTGTAATCAATGTTTTACCCGCACCTGTGGCAATCTCTTGCACACATTGTGGATTGGCTAGAAATTGATTAGTTATTTCAATTTGATAATCACGTAAGATAATAGGTTCGCCTACTTTAGGATGACCTGTAGGCCATACATGACTTGCAAAAGTCTGTTCAGTTACACTGTTAAATGTAAACGATTGCTTGTAATCACGTATATCATCAAGCTCAATATCATATCCACGTTCTTCAAGATATGGAATAATTTGATCAAGCAGGTTGATATACGTACTACCCCCTAGTTGGAAATAGGATACTTTCCCGCTCCAACGACCGAGTTTGACTGCTGGCATGTATCGTGCGCCTGGCATCTCGTACTCAAATCGTTTTACTAAGGTTTTTCTGTCATCTAGATGAAGTCCTTCTATTTTTACGTTGACTTCATCTTTTACAATAATTTTGGCAGTAGGCATGTGTTTATATATTTATAATCAGTATAACTTAAATTCTTGGTATGTCAATAAAAAAGGAGTAATTGGTTACCCAATTACCCCAACTTACTACAGGAGATATCTTAACGATTCTTGTACATCAAGGTACGCTCAACAACTTGTTTCCAACGATCACCCTTACGTACCATATAATCAGCAACATATACAAAAGTACGTAAACTAAACGACTTAAATTTTGTTGCGTTGGTTTCAATGTAAGCAAACAACTCATCAACTTGTTCAGCGGTTAGGTCAAAGTTAGCGAAGAAACCACCATCATTTTGCAAATCCTCATGTAATTGTTTAGCACGTAGCACAATGTGTCTTGCTGATGAACACTGTACTTCAATAGATTTCCAACGTGTTTCCATCGCTTGTAGGTGATTCTTTAAATTTGAATCACGCATTTTGTTTAAATCAAGGTTAGTGATAAAAATCAGGTTACCCTTGAACACAAAACTTTCAGGAATATCTTCCCTACGTAGTTGCGCACTGTTTGAGCGAATGTTTATTCTACGTTCTCCTGTGGTTGCTAGTGCTGCTTTGAGCAAGTTTAGCATTTCAGGATTAAAGAAAATTGCATCACAGTCATCAAACACTGTAATATAATTTGCATCACTACCTTCAAACAAGATTTTGTACAGGTGTACGGGTGAATCACCTAGTGAACCACGTATGATTTGAAACTTTTCACGTGTACCACCAACATTCGTAAATGTTGCGTAACGGTCAAGCACTGATTCTACGATATGGGTTTTACCGCTACCACCCCCACCGCAAATGAATAATCCACCTTTTTCTTCACCACGTAGCATATCTTCAATATGCTCCTCAAGGTTTTCAAAATCTTCTCTAAACCATTGCTTAATTTGTTCATCAGTGGGTTCAGGCTTTGCAACAGGTTCATCTGCTGTAAATTTTACAGGTGCTTTTTTAGGCACTGTAACAGTATTATTATCAGTTATTTCACAATTAGTTACCACAATAGTAGGTTTCTCCGAAATTTTTCCGCTTGGTTTCACCAACAAGCGATCTTTATTTAGTACAACATATTCGTTGGGACGGGTACCTGGTTGGTGAATTTGAAACTTAGTACCGCTAGGAATAGGCTTATCAAAATACTGACCTTCAAACACAGTAATAAACTTGGGCATCTTTAGCTCCGTTGTTTGTCAATCGATTTGAGTAGTATAGCAGGGTGTTGAAACTATGTCAACTAATTAATGATGCGAATTGTGGCTTAGATTTTATGTATGCAATGGCACGATCAATATCATCTTCACTAACACCTTCCATACTGTATATGTATGTAGCTTCATCACGTGATATTGGATATAATTGTAGTTTTTTTACATCATTGTTAAAAAAGCAATTATCAGGAGGGGAATCATGAATACCGTCAACATCAATCCATTTATTACTATTAGGAATGGTTACTACAACATGGCAGTATTCAATAACATCTTCTTCGTCAAAATCGTCATAATAAGTCCCACCCCAAGCAGCTAGTGGATAATTAGTCAAATCATGTAAAGCAATCGCAAATGCATCGCACATACCACTTCTATATAACGATGCGTCTGACTTTTGTTCTAACAATTCAACGATTTTCATGTTAATATTTATCAATTAACGAATACTGTAAGGGTCAAGAAACACTCGTCCATCGTTAGTAACATACAAATACTCTACATTAGGAACATTACCTATAGGGCGATAATAAGCGATTTCACCATCATGTCCATCTTCATCATAAAGTACATCGTAGCAATCAACTTGCTTAAAACGTACTTCTTTACCTGTATGATGACTAGTTACAAAAAACTGTTGCGGGAATTTACCACCGAAATACGTATTAGATAAACCTAAAACTTTATTTGTTTTATCAAAGTCACAATATTGAAGGGGTATACGTTGAAGGTCCATACTTGCGTCCTTTGTTAAGATACAAGTATGATATATCTAAATTGATACTCTTGTCAATACTTTCTTTTTCTGTGGTTTTAATGATACACTAAAATGTGTCGCTTGTGGTTTTTTTACAACTTTGTCTGCAAGGTATTGATACTTAGCACTAACCTCAGCTTCTTTTAAAATTTGTTTCACTGTATTAAATTTGTCCATTGGAATACGATAAAACCCACGATCTAACAAATGTTCTGCTAATTGTTGATCACCTGACAACCCTATTGCTTGCCATAGTGTAAAGTTGTTTTTAATGGTTGATGATTCAATATGTGACATAATTACCTCTATTTTAATAATGAAAGTTCTTGATCCATACTACGACCATGCTCGTTACGTGGTCCTGTCCATACGTTAGTCTTGGCTTCACCTGTTACACGATTAGCCCATAGTTCACAAAATGCACTATGTGGGCTAGTATCATATGTTTTACCGTTTTCATGGCAAATAAATGAACCATCTGCGTTTACAGTGAAACTAACTTTAATAGGATTACCATTAGTGTCATTTTTAGATTGGCTAAATGTTTGTCCTGCTAATTCTGCTACACGATCACGTGATTTATTACTTGTAATATATTTTGCTGCAGCAGGTTCAAGGTCAGTTGGGTTAACATTTTGTTCGCTTGCACCGTAAATATCCATAAATTTAGACACACGTTCAACTAACATACCATCAGTATCTTCAAACCATTCACCTTGCATACGTTCAGGCAATATAGCATGTAACAATTTTTCAACTCTGCTCATACTATCAACTTGCCAATACTTAATCATTGTATAACCAATAGTAAACTTAGTGCTGTTTAGTGCGTTTTCTCTGCTTGGTACGTTAATACTTTTGCCAACTTTTTTCTCAGTAAGTGAACTAATATCCTTACCGCTATAGTGATAATAGCCACCAACGTAGATATAACCTGAATCTGTCATATGGGTAATCTCCATGTAAATTTTAGGTATTGTAGCAAAACGATAATAAAAAAGCACAGACTAGCTGTGCTTTTAAGGATTGAAATTATCCTAAATTACTTTGTTTTGGTCATGCTTTGTGAAGCGTGGTTAACAAAGTTGTACATAGTTTCTGCAGTTTTAAGGACTTGTTCAATGCCTGGGAACTGAGGCATACCTACGGTAGTTGTGACAACACCTTTATCATCACGTTGTACGCTCATTTCCCAACCGTGAAACTTACTATGGTATTCCTCGCTGATTAGGTCTTTAGCCATTTTAAGGATTTCTGTACGGATTTCATAACCGTTTTTGTTGAATTTTACTTCAGTTTTTGGTAGATCAAAATTAGACATGCTACTCTCCTTTCTGTGTGTATGTGTCTATCTTGAGTGCACCCTATGTGCGCTCAAATGTATTTATACTATATACTATTGTATATTACAATTTTTTAGGATGACGTGGGGTTAAAAAATCCCATTCTTCACCAAGTACATATTGATGGTGCAATTTTTCATCAATATAGGCAACAAGTGCTAATGAACCAAGTATAAAATAAGCCAACATCATATTACTTTCCCATCAATTTTACTGCACTTTGCCATTTACCCCTGCGTGTTAAATGACTAGCTAACAACCCTTGACACCATATTTCGTATATCATTTTTAAAATTGTCATTGCCATTTTCCCATGCCACGTTGATATTCACTCATAAATCTGCGAGCACGTGCTTGCCCACTTGCTTCTAAGGTTTTAAAAATTTTATAAGCGATACTACTTAAAAAAGTAATCATTTGTTATATTCCTTGTAGGATTTGTATTCAAACTCTTTAATATAACTATCAAGAGTTGCAGCATCTGTAATGCTTTTTGTACTTAAATAACGCTCCAAACGATGTTGGTAACCATCTTTTGGAAACATTTCAGCTAAACGCTCAAGGATATTGAGCATAAATTGTGATATTAACATTTTCAATCTCCATGTGTATGTGTATCAATTTTATTTATATGTTGCAGTGCGTCAAAGACTTAGGATAAAAAAGGCACCGAAGTGCCTTTTATACTGTTTGATATACTTCATCAAACTTGATTAACGCTAACTGCCTAGCTAACCATAACCTAAATTTAATTCTTGGTGATATATCATCATTTTCTGTAACGATTCTAATTCTAGTAAGATTACGTCCTATACTATCATCAAATACATAAACTTCATAATCATCATCAAAATCTTGTTTAGGTTGTAGTACAACGTCTTTATGACGTGCTAAAATTATTTTTTTGCAGGAGCGTCTTTCTTTTCTTCTTTCTTAGCTTCTGCTTTAGGAGCGTCTTTCTTTTCTTCTTTCTTAGCATCTGCTGCAAATGCGCTTACTGCGAAAAGTGCAGCAAATAGTGTTGCGAATAATTGTTTCATGATATTTCTTTATAAAAAATGCTCTCTTATCCTTACGGACTAAGTTAATATCTCGCAGAGCAACTTAATATTAACTATACTATTACTATTAACGCATGAGTAAACAAAAAGTTTACACAATAATTATTTATTTTTAGCCACCACGCCCACTTCTACGTACCACTGTAGCATTACCAAATCCTTTACTAGGTTTGGGTGATGGTGGTTTAAACCCACCTTTTTGTGGGAATTGCTGTTTAGCCTTGGCTTCATTAGCCATATTAATAAATGGATTTTTTGATTTCTTTTGCTCAGTCATTGTTTTCTCCTTTAACAGATTGTAAATAATCGTACACACTGCCATACAGTAACATCATGGTACCAATACGCTCATCATATAATTTTACTTGAATATGAAATTTTTTAAATGTACCGTTACCATTTAGAAATTCTATGTAGTATGGACTTTTAATATGCTTGTCTAAATCAAGCAATGTTTTAGCATCTACAGCAGTGCGATAAGTTTTCATTCTATTATCTATATCCCACATTTTTACTGTAGTGCTGCTTATTTTAGCTTCTTGAAATCGTTTTTCACCATAATCAGATAGTCGCCACCCACCTTGGGGACGTTGGTCCATCCAAAACATTTCAGGTAAATGTAGATCAATAGTGTTTTCAGTCAACTGAAGAATTTTAGCTGCAACTGCCATTCTGTCAGAAAGTGGGTTCATGCGTCAGGATAAACTTTAGTTCCCTGATTCAAGAATACAACAGAAAATTTATCTGTCATAAATTGTTTATTGAGTTTTTTACAAAGATTGCGAGCGTGGCCTGGGTTGCTGAAGCTTGTTTTTTTATACTTGGGCACAGCATTGCTATCATAATGATGACTATTTTTTAAATTAATAGGTTGATCATCATAAAAAATAGCCCAAATACCTGCTGCTTCTAACACTTGGTCAACTTTATATGTTTTCTTGTCTACCATTTCAACAAGAATTTTAGGCTGTGAACGTGACATTAAAATCTACCTCCATTAACTTGTACTTCAATAACATCGGTAGTAGATTGCTTTTCTATTACTTTGTCAGCGAGCAATTTAGCGATCTCATCACGTAAAGATCTTGCCTCACTAAGTGGCATTATAAAGTCACGATTTGATGTATTATCAATAGCTCCAACTCTGTCAATAAACTTTTTTATGTGAATCATATCAATATTTATGCAGAATTTGCCTCTTCCAAAGTATTGTAAGGACCATGATAAGGATATCGCTGTACAAAAATATACTTTGGGCAAAAGAGAACTTGCCATACATCATTCATTTTAATCTTAAAATATCCTGCAGCATGGTAACATTTACTCTTGTTTGTCTTTGTGTAAACGTGTAATTTTCGTTTTACATCATATACATTATTATATGTTTTACCCTCAGTAGGCCATTTAGCAAATGGTATATGTGCGTTGTAATGTTTTTTATGTGGTTTTTCAAACTCAATGGACTTGGTTTTTTCAATAGATTTAGTATCATCAAAATGTGTGATAGTACCATCGATTGATCTAAAATCATATCCATTACCACTTGCTTCAACATTACCTATTTTGTGGTTGCCATCTGTAACCACCCAATATTGGTTTTTAATAATTGGTTTAGCTTTAAGTATCATGTAAATAATTTATCTCAAAAATAGCCGCTTGTAAAGCATTTAGGATATATTACTCATCAATCTCGCCAAAATTTGTAATATATCTATTTCGTAAAGGACTAGCAACATCAAACAATCCTGATTCAACAAGCTTTAGAAAAATAGGATTGATGGGCATACCTATAAAATTAGTATTTGCAATAACAGGTATTTTATCATCAGAATAGTCTAGTTTCATATTGCCAATAACATAGCCTGTACCATAAGATTCATCAACATCATATTTAACAAAATCACCAAGTTTAAACATTTTCTTCATCCTTTGCTATACGTGCGTTTTTTAAATCAAACCAAGCTAATACTTCTTTTGATTCTAAATCTCTAACTAAATTTTTAATATGTAAGGTTAATTTATGTTTTTGATAGTCATAAGCAGGTTGGTTGTTTATTGCTTCATCCCAATCACGTGTATTAAATGCACCACAATAGTAAAGTTTTTCAAACGTTTGCTGTAAACATGTTTTCATTTGTGGAGTGCAATATACACCTGATGATATTTCCATAGCTAAACACAAAGCTTGTGCATGTGTCATCACTAAACCATTCCAATAAACAATATACTCATCATATTTTGGAAGATATACTAAAACAGGTTTAGCATCAAGTATACTCCAACTATGTTCAGGTCTATTCATATTCTTCCATTGAAGTAAATTTCCAAGCACTGATATCATTCTGTACAATATTTTCAATCAACCCATCAACAGGGCGATACCCATAGGTACAATATTTTACTAAACGTTTTGCAGCTTGTGGTTGTAGCGGATAATTCATTCGCAAAATTTTATGACGAATATCACTTGCAGTATGTTCACCCATAACCCAATTTGTACCATCTGTTCCTATTTGACACACACTAATATCAAAACTATTAACTACATCCTGTAAACTATCATAAAAACGTTTAGTGATAATTTGTACAGTCCAATACCGTCTAATCTTTGATTTGGAAACATAAGCGTAAGTTAAAGCATTTTCTGTATGATATTTTTCTTGTACAGTAGCCTGAGCATGTAATCTTTGTTTTAACTCTTTTACTTGATTACTATCAACACAAAAAATATCAATATCAGCTTGATCTATGGGTTTATGTTGATACCATTGTAAACATGACCCACCCGCAATAAAAGGACCTTGTGGTGTGGGACATATTACCCTAACAGGTTCTTGATCATCTGCATGGACTAAAGGATAGTCCTTTACTTTAGGTTTTTCA